GCTCGAACGAATGAGTCGCGGATTGTTTTGGTGAGTCGCATGGTGATTCCTTTCATTTGAAACATGAGGCAAAGCCTCCCGGTGAACACTCTGTCGAATGCTCACGGGGAGGGGCAGGGTCGCCCCTGCCTCCCGTTCATGCTGCTTCCAGTGCAGTGGTGTACTTGGCCACCTGCTCGTTGATCCATTCGATGGGCCGCTTAATCAGCGGGTCTTCTGAGTAGCCACCGGGGACCAACAGGTCGGTGTCGGTCAGTCGCAGTGCCTCGCGGGTCTTGCGCTGTCCGCTCTTGTCGCGGGGGTCTGTGCCCCATGCCCACTGTCCGCTCCAGCCGTACCGAGTTGCCCAGCCGAAGCAAAGCTGACGCAGGAAACCAGCGGCACTCAGGGCATAAGTTGCCGTTGCCAAATCGAGCGGCGAGGTTTCGATCTTGATGCAGGGCATCAGGGCATAGCCACTGCCGCCCATGTCTGCATAAACGAACAACTCAACAGGCCGGACAGATTGCAGCTTTTGGCACAGGGCGAGAATCGCCACGCCCCGCTTTTCCAAATCCTCTGGCTCAACGCCAGCCGAGACACAGACCGAAGCAAAGATTCGCACCGGGGCACGGTCGCTGGTGACTTGGGCCTGATTCCACATTGCATCGGGGAACCCGGCGACATAAGCCGGGACACAGGGAAAGTACCCGGCGACAGACTGTTCCCATTGGGTTGTCTCAAGCTCAACGGATTCCCCGGCCAGCTTGTCCATCAGCTTGTCAGCGGCTCGGGCCGCTTCCAGCTTTCCTTTCAGCAGGTTTCGCTTCGCGTCATCCCATGACTCGCCGCCCTTCCAGTCGCTGGCTTGGGCCTCGTCTGCACTCACCTTGATGGTGTCGAGAACACGGCGAAAGTCGCCGATTGAATCGAAGAATTCGATTTTGGTTTTGCTCATACGTTCCTCACTTGATTTCGTTCCATGCGTCTTCGGCCAAGCCCTTACGCAGGACCATTTGTTCGACAGATTTCTGGTCGAGGCCAGCGGCCAGCAAAGCTGCACCGTAGGTCGAAGCCCTCGGGGTAATCATGTGACCCTTGATGCCTCGGGCCTTGACCCTCGAGCGGACAGCCTGGACACGGGCCACCCATTGGGCATTGGGGACAATCGCCGCTTCCAGCGCTTCATCGACAGGCCAGTCGATTTCCACAAAGCGGTTCAGGAAAGCACCGTCTTGCTTCATGCGGCCCACATACTCATTCGTGGCACCGTTGCCGCTGGTGTTCGCACCGGCCAGCACCACACAGTCAGGGTGCCGGTCAACCATCCCGTCAGGGAAAGCACAGATGCCGTTGGCCAGTGCCGCATTGAAAGCGGTCACGGCATTGGGATTCGATGCATCGACTTCGTCGAACAGGTAGACCCCGCCGAACTCCCAAGCCTCCCTAAAGGGAGTCCGAACATATCGGCCATTGGCATCGTTGTAGCCCATCAACTCATACGGGGTGGAAATCGCGCCGTTGAAGGTGAAGGACAGATTCAAGGCCTTGGCGGTCATCTTTGCCGCAGTGGTCTTGCCGCTTGCCGCAGGGCCAGCAATCCAGATGTTCAGGCGGTGTCCGTCAGGGGTACGGGCCGAAGCTGCTTTCAGCAGAGTCTCGAATTTGCAGTGCTGGATGCCCACATCGACAACCGGCATGTCGGGCAGCTTCACTTCAACTCTGTTGACCAGTCGCTTGACTGCATCGGCGATGGCAGCATCTACGATGCTCTTGACCTTGTCCTCATCGACTGCCGCAGAGGCCATATTGGCAAACAGACCGGCAATCTGTTGGGCCATAGCGTTGGGGTCAACGCCGTGAGGTTTTGCCGAAGGCACCGCAGGGAGTCGAGCCGTCGAAGCGGTGGCCGTCGAGGGCAGGTTTCGCATGGCTTCGTCAATCACTGAGCCGGGGAATTGCTGGATAAGCATGTCCACACACTCGCTTTTCTTGCTGCGTTCGTGGTCGAAGCCGGGTTTCCCGGTGCCGTTCAGGGTGCCGAACAGGTCGAGAATCTGTGACTTGGGCAGGGCCAAGAGGTCTTCCCGAAGGGAGAGGGTGTCGTTGCTCATAAGGTGCCTTTCGTGAGTTGCATAAGTTGCGGACAGGACGGAACGTCCAGCGCAGGTCACGGCGACGGTGCGGCATGACCTGAACTTGAAATTCCGTAGGAATTGAGCGGCAAGCCGGAAAAGACTTGCCGTGTGAACACCCCGAAGGGGTGAGTTGAGAGCCGGGAGAAGCTGTCCCCTCGGCCAGACCTTTAGGTCTGTTCCTCTTGGCGGCCTTGTAATCGGCGACCTTCCCGTTGGCTATCAGTGACGTAGTCGCTTCACAGCGATCACTGACTCCTCTGGAGTCCGACCATTCCGGGCCGTTCGGGTCGAATCGTTCGGTTCAGTGCATCGTTGCGGCCTCTGCATATCCCCATCGAATCGTGGGGCGTCGCCTATCGGGTCACACATCGTTTGCAGCACTTACTGGTCGAGTTGTTCGGGGTTGATGCCGAATCGACACCCTGAACTTTGCCAGAACCCTTGTCACATTGTCAAGTCCCCTTGTGCCATCCCGTAGGGATAAATAGGCCGAAACCGGGGGAAATCGGGGAACAGACTGGCCTCGAGCCGGGGAAATCTGTGGACCCCAAACCTTCCACGCACGTCCCGAAGGGATCACACACAGAAGGGAGGAATCACGTACCTGACGATCAGGCGATTCACATGGGCGACGATGCGCGATGCAGTCGCAGTCCGTAGGACGACGCAGGGGTAAGCCGGGAAAAGTTGCTGACACCGAACATTCCGGTCTCTGTTCCCGTAGGGAGTCAGTACAGCCCCAGCTTCTTTCCCTAAAGGGACTCAGCCAGAAAACCTAAGTGGTTGTCGGCAAACGAAAAGGGCAAGGCTGAAATCGAAGATTGCCGCACCAATACACGGGCAATCCCGCGAGAAACCATCGAATTGCCCTCACCGAAGGTGGCAATCAGGTCAACAGACCGGCCCCGGACCCCGGCAAACCCCGGCGAATCCACCGACTTTCCCCTCTCCCAATGCACACCACAATGCACACACAAGGCTGGAAGCCCCTATCCATGCGGGTTTGCGCCAGTTTTCATGTCTGGGGCGGTCGTGAGTGCCGTACCCGTGGGGGGGGTGGGCTGGCCGCGAGCGCGGGCCTGGGCGTCCTGAGCCTCTACCTATCTCCCCTATACACGCGCATGTCCATTCCTAACCCTGCCTTTCCCGGTCGATCGACTGCGCCATCCAACGGACGTTCAACGTCTGTTCAACGACCGTTCAACGGATGTTCAACGGACGTTCAACGTCTGCTGCCTTTTTCTCAACGGACGTTGGCAAGTCGTTCAACCAACCATTACCCATTACCCATAACCCATAGATACCTATGTGGACCACGAGCTGGGGGAGGGGGGTCATGTTGAATGCCCGGATTAAATTTTTTTCACAAAAGGCCGGGAAACCCCAACAAGTCCCCTTGTGGATAGCCGGATCAAGTGGCTACATTCGGGGCAACGATGAGACAAGTGTCACCAGCCCAAGGGTTCCTCAAGCGGGGTGTGAGGTTCAACTCCCGCAGTTCGAGGCGTCATGGTGTCTCCTAGCGCTGATCGAGCCGACTGATCCACGAGACGGATCACCATCAAGAGTGACCGCTGCGACATTGCAAGGCTCCGACCTGAAATCGGATGTCCCTCAGTGGTCAGCCTTGATGGTCAAGTGCGCCGGGACTCGCATCGGACTGGGGGTTCTCGGTCGCCATCAGCCACAACGGAAAGATTTTCTCCATGCCACGCAAACAAACTGAAGAGCAAAAAGCTGCAAGCGCTGACCGCGCTGAAGCTCGTCGCCTCAAGTTGAAGGCGGAGATGGAGCAGCACGCCACGTTGCGCCGCGAACAGAACGCGAAGGACGTGCGCGAAAAAATTCAGACCACCCAACTGGTCAACACGCTTCAGGGCTTCGCCCTGGGGACATCGAAAGCCAAGTTGACCCCTGCGCGGATCAAGGCCATCGAGATGCTTTTGGACAAGACGCTGCCCAACCTCGCGTCGTTCAAGCATGAGGTTGACGCCAAGCAGGTTGTGTTCATGATCGACACCACCTTCAATGGCAACCCAGAAAATCCAGTACCGCCCTCCGGGGGCGACAGCAGCGGCGTTTCACCAGAGTGAAGCTTTTGTGCGCGGCCTCAAGGGGCCGGTCGGCTCCGGCAAGTCTTCGACTTGCTGCATGGAGATCGTCAAGCACTCGCTGAAGCAGATTCCCCACAACGGCGTCCGGCGCGCGCGCTGGGCTGTCATTCGGAACACCTACCCAGAGCTGAAGTCCACCACGATCAAGACGTGGGAAAACTGGATGGACAGCGATTTGGCCCCGATCAAGTGGGATGCCCCGATCACCAGCACGCTGAAGATCAAGGACATCGGTGACGGCACCGGCCTCGAGCTGGAGGTCATCTTCATCGCGTTGGACAAAGCGTCCGAGACCGGCAAGCTGCGCTCGCTCGAGCTGACTGGCGGCTGGATCAACGAAGCGTCCGAGGTGCCAAAGGAAGTGTTCGACATGCTGACCCAGCGTGTTGGCCGCTATCCACCCAAGACAATGGGCGGTCCGATCCACCCCTGCGTGATTCTGGACACCAACCCACCAGACGACGATCACTGGTACTACAAGTTCGCCGAGGAAGAGACGCCCGACAACTGGGAGTTCTTTGACCAGCCAGGGGGTCTAATCCGCCACCAGGACGACGAACAGGTCTGGTATGAACCCAACCCCTTAGCCGAGAACATTTTCAATCTGGCGCAGGGCTACGGCTACTACCTGAACATGATCGGCGGCAAGCAGGACGACTGGATCAAGGTCTTCGTGCTTGGCCAGTACGGCACCACCGCCGACGGCAAGCCGGTCTACCCCGAGTACAGCGACAAGGTTCACTGCTCCGACAAGGAGCTGCTGTTCAACCCCGGACTGCCGCTCTACCTCGGATGGGACTTCGGACTGACGCCAGCCTGCATCATTGGCCAGATCAGCGCCAAGGGCCAGCTCCTCATCCTCGAGGAGTTCGTCGCGCAAGACATGGGCATTCGCCAGTTCGCGTCCGAGATCGTTCGGCCCGAGCTGATGAACAAATACGCCGGGGCACGGTTGATCTCGAGGGGCGACCCTGCGGGTGTCAGCCGTTCCTCAACAGACGAGCGAACCTGTTACCAGGAGCTGCTCGAGGTCGGGATCGCAAGCGAACCCACCGACACGAACGACTTCATCCCACGCCGGGAATCTGTCGCGTTCTTCCTCAACCGACTGGCTGGGGGCGAACCGGGGTTCCTGCTCTCACCCAACTGCCGAACGCTCCGCAAGGGCTTTCTGGGCGGCTACCGCTACGAGCGCCTGAAGGTTGCTGGCGAGCGGTATCGAGACCGCCCGGTCAAGGACAAGTTCAGCCACCCGCATGACGCATTGCAGTACCTCTGCCTTGCGGCACGGGAAGGCAACAAGTCTGTCCGCGCCCGAACGGTCAAACAATCCTCCAGCAAGGGCTGGACCTAAGAGGTTTTCCAATGACATCTGTGTACGAGGCAAAGCCGCCTGTCCAAGCGGACGTGAGCGCCGACCAAGCCGAAGGCATGGATAACTCCGACCTGTTGGCGTCCGGCATCTCTGGTCACATCACGTCTTGCTGGAGCAAGGCCAAGTTCGCCAAGCAGCAGATCACTGAGCGTCTGTTGGCCTGCGAGCGCCAGCGCCGTGGTGAGTACGACCCCGACAAGGCTGTCGAGATTGCACAGACTGGCGGCTCCGACATCTTCATGATGATTACGGATGTCAAGTGCAGCGCAGCCAAGTCGTGGATTCAGGACGTGATCCTGCAAAACGACCGCCCGTTCGACCTGGAGCCTGCGGAAGAGCCTGAGCTGCCGCCTGAGATTCGCCTGTCCATCGTGGACTTCGTGCGCTACGAGGCCGAGGCCTACGTTCAGCAGGGTGCCACGCTGCATCCTGAAGCGTTCCGCCAGCGTGTAGCCGAAGTGCATGACATGACGCTGCTGCGCCTGCGCGAAGAAGCCAAGGCCACAGCGGCTCGCATGGCCAAAGTCATCGAAGACCAGATCAACGAGGGTGGCTTTCACAACTCGATGATGGACTTCATCGACGACTTCGTGACCTACCCGACAGCGATCTTCAAGGGACCATCGGTCCGCAAGAAGAAGAAACTGCGCTGGGGACCGGACTTCATCCCGATTGTCAGCAACGAGTTCGCACGCGAAACAGAGCGGGTCAGTCCCTACGACATGTTCCCCAGCCCCAACGCATCGAACGTCGATGACGGCTTCCTGATCCAGCGCCACAAGCTGACGGTCAAGACCCTCGAGTCGATGAAGGGCGTGCCGGGTTACTCGGATGGCGACATCGACCAGGTGCTCGAGCGCTACGCGACCAAGGGTTTCCGCTACTTCGAGTACGGCGACCAGCAGCGCGACAACCTCGAAGGCAAGTACCACTCTCGCCTCTACAACGACAACATCATCGAAGCCCTGGAGTTCTGGGGTCCGGTGATGGGTTCGATGCTGGCCGACTGGGGCATGACGAATGTGGACCCGAACAAGGTTTACGAGATCAATGCGTGGCAGATCGGCAGCTACACCATCAAGGTGGTGTTGAACCCCGACCCGCTGGGCGAGCGTCCCTACGAGATCGCGTCATGGCGCTCGATCCCCGGCGCGTTCTGGGGCACTGCGCTGCCTGAAGTCGTCCGCGACGTTCAGGTGATGTGCAACGCCGCAGCTCGCTCGCTGGCCAACAACATGGGCATCGCCTCTGGCCCGCAGGTCGAGGTGGCGGTGGACAGACTGGCCGATGGCGAGGATGTCACCCAGATGTACCCCTGGAAAATCTGGCAGACCACGTCCGACAAGACGGGTGGTGGCCAACCAGGTGTCCGGTTCTACATGCCCGAGATGAAGGCTGGCGAGCTGATCGGCATCTACAACCAGTTCGCCAAGCAGGCCGATGAAGTCACGGGCATTCCGAACTACATCTACGGCTCTGGCTCAGGCGCGTCCGGCGCAGGGCGCACGGCGTCTGGTCTGTCCATGCTGATGGACAACGCCGCCAAGGGCATCAAGTCTTCGATTGTCGCCATCGACCGAGTGGTCGAGATGGTGGTCCGCAAGTTCTACATCCACAACATGATGTACAACCCGGACCCCTTCATCAAAGGCGACTTCCGTGTGGTGGCCAAGGGTGCAATGGGCCTCATCGCCAAGGAACAGATTCAGGTTCGCCGCAACGAGTTCCTGGCGGCAACGGCCAACCCGGTCGATCTCCAGATCGTCGGTGCGGACGGCAGGGCATACCTGCTGCGCGAGCTGGCCAAGGGCTTGCAGATGGACACCGACAAGCTGGTGCCGTCTGTCGAGATGCTCAAGTTCAAGCAGGGGCAGATCGAGCAGGCGATGCAGACCTTGCAGAACCAGCAACAGCAGCTTCCCGGCCCACAAGC